TTATGATTACCAATGCAGATCGAATTGAATCTGTAGAGTTTGGGCTTGTTGAAGATGATACTGGTGATCTACAGTACAGTGCACATCGCCATGATTATAAACGGTTTGAGAACGGTAATATGATTGATGGTGGTCGTGCTTATATCAGATGTGCGGCGAATAAAGTTAAACACTACGTTGTTCGCAATGGCGAAATGGTTGAGGTTGAAGTTGCTGATATTGAGGAGATTGAATAAATGTCTGATATGATAGATTACTATGAAGAAGTTTTACTTCTTCGCAAGAAGGTTGAGAAGTACGAGACAATTCTAAGACATACAATGTCTGAAAAGACTGGTGTGTTTTTTATCTGCGGTGAAACAGGTGAGAAGGATAGTATGGGTTTGCCTGAGAAGATCATGGTCTGTCCCGCATATGGTCTTGATGGTTTTGCATCATATAGGAAGGACAGAGACTACTCTGCTCCAAGCTGGTGAGGCGAGAATGCGTAGATACTACAAACTGATAATCTCTCGACCAACTGGGGGCGTTAATAACTACCCCTTTAACACGTTGATATCGTGTAAGGCAAGCGCCAGGAAGATCGGCAAACCGGGAGATCGCATTATCATTTACGAGATCTTCGAAGATGAACAGAACACTCTGTACGACTACATAATGGAGGATTGGAATGGCTAAAGGAAAGAAGTCTTCAGGTAAGCACTACGTTTCCAAAGGTGAACGACCTAATGTAAAGCGGTCAACTCTTAAAGCGGTTAAGCGGGATCGTGATCTAGTGCAGGGTGCTCTGTACAAACAAGCTGCGGAGGGTAAGAAGAAGTGAAGGAAGAACTCTTAGATAAGATGTTTTGGATAGCACACTCAGTTGCTATCGCATCGGAGGGAACTGGTAAGAGGAACAGTTATCGTCTCGGTGCTGTCCTCTTTGATAAGAATGGTAAGATTTTCGCGGCTAAAACTAACTCAAAGAAAACCCATCCAGCCCTCTCTCGGTACACCGACTATCCGTATCAACACGCAGAAACCGCTTGCATTCTCGGCCATGGTATGGATAACTGCGAAGGGTTGAACTTAATAGTGGTGAGGGTCTTGAAAGATGATTCACTCGCACTATCTAAACCTTGTGAAGTATGCCAAGCGGTTATTGCAAGGGCCGGTATCAGTGAAGTTTACTATACACAGGACGATGGTAGAATAGGATGTATGACGTAGTTATCGATTTGGAAGTTGACTTGGGAGGGGATCGTACTGATCCCACTCCTTACCGGAAAGAGAATATCTTATCCGGTATCGGTTGGAAGAAGAGCACAGATACTAACGTAAATATCTGGGAGAACGGACAGGATATACACCCCTTTATAGACGACCTTGTCGGTGCTCGTTACGCAGTATTCCACAACGCTAAGTTCGACATCTCATGGCTGCGGGAGTGTGGCATACACGTCACCGGTAAGATCATTGACACCATGATCAATCAATACGTTCTCAATCGTGGAGTTCGAAGCCCACTCAGCTTGAAGCATCTAGCGGAACACTACGATGTTACGAGAAAGACGGATGATCTTGAAGAAGCATTACAGAAGGGCATGAACTGGAGCGATCTCGATCCTGTTACTAGGCGTAGGTATCTTACAGCGGATGTTAACGCAACCGCCGAGATCTATGAAAAGCAGATGGCTTTGTTTGAGGAGGACGCTAGCTCATCCTTGGTCCCGATTCGTGACTTGATGGCTGAGTTCTGTTCAGTCTTAACTGATATCGAACGTGCAGGTATGGCTATCGATATTGATATGTTAGATATCGTTGATCAGGAATACGCTCAAGAAGAAGCGACGTTGCGGAGTTATCTGACAAGCCAAGTACGAGATCTCATGGGCGATCTAGATGTAAATCTATCTTCACCAGAACAGATGTCCCAGGTGGTATACTCTTGTAAACTCGTGAATAAAAATCTCTGGAAGGAGATTATGAATATCGGAGTTGACCATAGAGGTAAGCCTCTACGACGACCGAGACTTTCTCTGAAAGAATTCAAGGAAGCACTTACAAAATGTTTCAAACGCTCTCGCAAAGTCCGATCTCAAAAATGCCCATCTTGTTTTGGGCGAGGTAATTACTTTAAGCTGAAGAAGAGCGGAGAGAATTTCAAGAAGCCTTCGACTTGTCCTGGTTGCAAGGGAAAAGGATTTATATATCAAGACCTTACTGACAGGGCTGGGTTAAACATCCAACCAACAGTTGCTTTGGCTTCTGCTGGTGGGTTTAAAACTGACAAGCTCACTTTGAATACGCTCCTTAGTAAGAGTAAGAATGAGAAGACAAAGAAGTTTCTCGGGGCGATTGTCCGACTGTCGGCAATTGAAACTTATCGATCCTCTTTTATTGAAGGTATTAAGAAAGGTATTAAAAGCGATGGTTTACTTCATGCTAATTTTAATCAGTGCATTACTGCTACAGGTCGTCTAAGTTCTAGCAACCCTAACCTACAGAACATGCCCAAGGGCAGGTTGTTTCCTGTACGACGAGCTTTCGTGAGCAGATTTTCTGGAGGAGACTTAGTTGAAATCGACTACAGTCAGTTAGAATTTCGTGTCGCAGGTATACTGTCACATGATCCCGTTATCAAGGAGGAGGTTGAGAATGGTTTCGACGTTCACGCATACACTGCAAAGGTTCTTACCGATAACGGTGAAGCGACAGAGCGTGGCCCCGCCAAGGCCAGCACTTTCAGACCCCTATACGGGGGATCTCAAGGTAGTCCCGCGCAGATGGCCTACTTCGATGAGTTCTTCAAGAAGTATAAAGGAGTATTTTCATGGCATGATAGGCTTCAGAGGGAGGCGATAACATTTAAACGAGTCACGACCGCCACCGGAAGACAGTTTGATTTCCCCGACTGTGAAAGGCAGCACAATGGTACCGCCTCGTTTAAGACACAGATCGTTAACTATCCGGTGCAGTCAGTTGCCACCGCAGAGATTGTACCTCTCGGTGTTATTCTACTGTTCAACAAGATGAAGGAGATGGGTTTACGCAGTAAGGTGATCAATACTGTACATGATTCTGTACTTATCGACACGCATCCAGAGGAGTTAGCTATTGTGAAGCAGATCGGTCCCAAGTGTTTGCTCGATGCTCAACGAGAAGCCCTTGACAGATTTGGTTTGGATACCTATATACCGTTGGATGTCGAGATGTCTCGCGGAAAAAATTGGATGGAGCAAGAAGATTTTGCTTGACTTTTCAGATTCAGTATGTTATAAGCACGTCAACGTTCAGACAAAAGGAGAAACAGAATGAACGCACAAGACCTAGTTACCTTCGATGTTCAAGGCGGTGATCTATCAGCACTGTACACCATTTCAGAAAGTGGTCCTCGCCTAGCAGAACTTAAACTAAATCGAGAGACTACCGTAGAGCACAACGAGAAGGACTGGACTGTCCCTGCTCCTGGAGTTAAGATTGAGAATGCAGACTTTGGGGTTGCTTACGGTACGGACGTAAAGATCCGTATCTATCTGGATACCATGCAGACTTCTGTCTTTGATTCAGATCAGAACAAGTATGCCAATATGTCGCAGCATTTTAAATCTTTCGACCAGTCTGCTTTAGATTGGCAAGGAGGAGATAAGTGTGGCTGGATTCCTTCTAAAGAGCGAGAGAAGCTACGAGGAAAAGATCCGGTGACGTTTGCTAACTTGAGTAAGGTTAAGCTTGGACGTAACGTATTCGGTACAGTAACCATCTCTGATGCGGTACAGCCTGATGGTACACCTGTAGAGGTGACAGACTTACCCGTGCGTATGCGTCTTGGACCTTCAAACTTCTATGAGATCTCTCAGGTTATGGGCAAGATGGTTCGTCAGCAGTGTATGCCTATCCATCATGATATCAAGCTATCATACGTTATCGAGAAGCGTGGTTCTAATCGTTTCATTGTATTGAAGTACGAGCCAGATCTTGTTAATATGCACACACTTACGGATGAAGGAAAGGATACCCTTCAAAGCTTTCTTGATCTTATCAAGATTGAGAACGAGAAAGTTGTTGAGAAGATGCGAGAGAACATGGTAACGACGATGCATGATGACTTTGAAGATGTAACTGAGGTAGCATAATGAATGCTATACAGGAAAAGATGGAGGTCTTCTTAGCAGGTAGTCCCAAGATCCCAGAAGACATTATCTTTAGAGCCAGTCAGATGTTTAACTCTAAGCTGACTAAGTTCAATTGGTCGGGCCGGAAGCGGGGGGGATTACCCTCCCTCTCCCAGGTCGGGAAGCCTTTTTGCCAGCTTCATGCAGAAAAGCTAGGTTGGGAAAGGGTACAGGAGTCTGACACGTTTAAGGTTAAGATGCTGTACGGTGATATGACAGAAGTCATCGCCGTCGCTATGTTACTAGCGGCAGGTATCGAGATCGTAGAGTTGAATATGCGTGTTCAGATGCCTATCAGCGATAACGAAAAACTATCCGGTGAACTAGACCTAATCATTAAGGATGGTAACACATACTCTGTATGGGATATCAAGAGTGCTTCAAAGTTTGCGTTTGAAAAGAAGTTTGTTTCTTACGACGCACTAAAGAATAATGATGACTTTGGATATCTACCTCAGTTGTTTGGATATACTGAGGCTGTTGCTGAAACTTATCCAGGTGTTAAGGCTGGTGGTTGGATTGCTATCAACAAAGAAAGCGGAGAACTGAAATTTGTTTTAGCTGATGCAGACGATCAAGTAGAGTACGTTGACAAAATAAAGAACACGATTACCAAGTTAAAGGATGCAAATGAAGATAACTTTGTACGAGGATTTGAAGATGTTGAAGAAGTCTTCTACAAAAAGCCAACCGGCAATCGTAAACTAGCAATCAACTGTTCGTACTGTGGGTTTAGGCAGAAGTGTTGGCCTGGACTACGTTACGAGCGCAACCCTAAATCAAGGTCCGCAAATGCCTACAATTTCTACACGGTCTTCCAAGAAGAAGATTAAGACTTCTTCGGCGAAGGCCAAAGGTAGGCGTCTCCAGCAGTGGGTACGTGACTATCTTCACACCAATCTAAAAGGAATAGAACCGGATGATGTCACGTCTACCCCTGGGGGAGTTAATGGCCCGGACATTGGATTGAGTCCTCTTGCGAGAAGGTTGTTTCCTTGGACAGTAGAATGCAAGTCTAGGTCATCCTTCGCGGTGTATGCCGCATTAGAACAGGCAGAGAATAATCTACTTGACAAAACTAGACCAGTGGCTATATTAAAGGGTGATCGCAAACGACCGCTGGCACTACTATACGCCGATGACTTTATGGAGATGACATGTCAAAACGTAAAACTAAAAAGATAATGCACGAACTAGCTTTACCTGATAATACTTCAGCTATCTTCTTCCATTTTAACGAAGACACCGGACTGATTGAGGTGTTCTTGGGAGACTTCTCAACCGACGAAATTAAGAACAGTGAGGGCTATCTACAGAAGAGGGCTCTAACTGACCATATCGAGTCTGTTTTAGGGGAAGTAATTCAAGATGCTATTGACGATGCTAACGAGGGCATCGAGGTTGATGAACCTCAGCGCGTAAAGGTTGAAGGTAACGTGTACAGTGTAAATTTTTCTAAGGAGATCCACTGATGGCCCGAACTCGTGACATCTTGTTAGAAGAGGCTGGCGATTTAATTAACAAACAGAGAGAGACGGATTATGGCGAAGCTTCGAAGAACTTTCAGGACATTGCCACTGGTTGGTCCATCATTTTGGGTACCACTGTTGACCTAGAAGATGTGGCGTTAATGATGGCATGGTTAAAGATGGCTAGGTTATTCAAGAGTCCTAATCATAGAGATTCTTGGGTAGACCTGATTGGATACGCTGCTCTAGGCGGCGAACTAAGTGAGCGATAAGGAGAAAATATATGTCGAACTTAGAAGATCTTGAGAAAGAAATTAAGGAAAAGACAGACGAGTTAAATCGTCTGAAGTATAAAAGCTTTTATGAAGCTAAGGATGCGTACAAGGAAGCGTACTCTGAAGCAGAGAAGGCGTACACTAATCTTCAGCGGGCGTCTACTGCCCTTGTCCGAGAGCGGTCTAAGATCCAGAAGACAGATGTTTCTGTATCTTCTTTAGATCTTTTCGATCCTTTCGGTAAGGTCTTCCGTACACTACTGTCGACGTAACATGAAGGTTAGAGTGAGAATATACGCCACCATAGATAGTGAGGCGTACTGGGTTCCAGCAGACGGTGCTCTAGGAGTAGAATCTGATCTAGAGGATTTACTCCTAGACGCTGTTGAAGAATGTTTAGATGGTATTGAAATTAAAAAAATCGAGGTAAAAGTATATGACAATGTTTAAGTCTAATAGGAACCCAATGTTCCGCTCAAAGTTTTCAGAGGATATCTTTAATCTAAAGTATTCTCATACAGGCTGTGACACATGGCAGCAATTGGCTAGTGTTTTAGTTAAGGATGTCTGCGGCAATCTTCGTGACGATGAAGAGAACCTAATGTCTGTTTCAGAACAGCACCAACTGACTGAGTATATTAAGGATCTAAAGTTTGTACCCGGTGGTCGTTACCTATACTATGCCGGTCGTAAGAATCGATTCTATAACAACTGCTTCTTGCTTAAGGCAGAGGAAGATAAGCGAGAGGATTGGGCTAACCTATCCTGGAAGTCTGAGTCTTGCCTTATGACCGGCGGTGGTATCGGTGTAGACTACAGCGTGTACCGAGAGTCAGGCCGTACTTTAACTGGTACGGGTGGTGTTGCGAGCGGTCCTATCCCTAAGATGCAGATGATCAATGAGATCGGTCGTCGTGTAATGCAGGGTGGATCTCGTCGCAGTGCCATCTATGCCTCTCTAAATTGGAAGCACAATGATATTCCCACCTTCTTAACTGCTAAGGATTGGGATCGAATCCCTGTCGGTAATACCGGCTACACATTAAAGCAGATTAAAGAGCAGGATTTTAATTTCATTGCTCCCCTTGACATGACCAATATCAGCGTTAACTATGATACTGAATGGTTATTGAACTACTGGAAAACGGGTGACGTTGGTGAGGTGTTCTTGAAAAATGTTGAGCAAGCACTTCGATCTGCGGAACCGGGCTTCAGTTTTAACTTTATGGAAAATGAAGATGAGACGCTACGGAATGCCTGTACTGAAGTTACTTCTGCTGATGACAGCGATGTGTGTAATCTGGGTAGTATTAACTTGGGTCGTATTGAATCGATCAGGGAGCTTGCCGATGTTGTCGAACTAGGTACTAAGTTTCTAATCTGTGGTACCCTACGTGCTCAACTACCTTACGATAAGGTTTATAAGGTTCGTGCTAAGAACCGTCGATTAGGGCTGGGTTTAATGGGTATGCACGAATGGCTTATCAAGAGAGGTGGCAAGTATGAAGTTAACGAAGAGTTGCATCGATGGTTATCAGTCTATCGAGGAGTATCAGATAAAGCCTCTGCACGATTTGCTGATCAACTTTCCGTATCTCGTCCCGTTGCAAACCGAGCAATCGCTCCAACAGGAAGCATTGGCATCTTGGCTGGCACTACTACGGGAGTCGAACCCTTATTTGCGGTAGCTTATAAAAGGAGGTATCTAACTAACGGAACACGATGGAAATACCAGTATGTGGTTGATAGTGCAGCACAAGAACTTATCGACATTTATGGAGTAAAACCGGAGTCGATTGAGTCAGCACTTGATCTAGCCCCGGACTATGAGAGGCGCATTAAGTTTCAAGCCGATGTCCAGGACTACGTCGATATGTCTATCAGCAGCACTATTAATCTTCCAGAGTGGGGCAGCAAGACCAACAATCCGGATACAGTAAAAGATTTCGCCAACACACTGGCAAAATATGCACACCGGTTACGTGGTTTCACTTGCTACCCAGATGGAGCACGAGGTGGTCAACCGCTTACTCCAGTATCTTATAATGAAGCAGTAGATAAACTTGGTGAGGAATTTGAAGAACATGTTACGACGCATGACATCTGTGACATTACAGCAGGAGGGACTTGTGGTGCGTAAAAAATGGCCTTATCCGATGTCGGATATTGTCCAGCAAGGTCGGGAGGGGTTTCGAAAGAACGGTCGGAACCCCTACCCGGTCCTCTCTGACCGAGCTAGAGAATGGGAGCGAGGTTACAACCAAGCCTACTATGAAAACTTAGCAAGACTGGAGAATGTAAATGCCGTTTGATCCTGGAGACTATGAAGCGAATAAAGAGAAGAAACGTGCACGACAGAAAGCATACAGAGAAGCAAATAAAGAGAAAGAAGCT